TTTTGCGCCCATCCCACGGCGGTTCTTGCGGGCCTTACGGTTATCCACACTTGTGAATATATGGCAAAAAATAAACGGGGTAAAGACCCCGTTTATTCCACTCAATTTATGTGTACTTACATTGGACTGTACGGGTCGTCGCCGTACATCTTCTCAAACATCTTCTCAACCTTGGCACGATAGGCCGGGTCGCTGGTGTATTCAGGGCGACCCACCATTGCCATGAGTTCTTCTTTTGAAGGCCCGTCCTCAATAGTAGACACGTCAACCGGCACAGTCTGATCGCCGTAATACGAGCGAATCTTCTGCAAGGCACGCAGACCGTCCGCTGTGCCGCCCATGATCTTGAACTCCTCAAAATCATTTTCGCCCCAAACCCCTTTGCGAACAAGGCCTTGCGCCCAATCCGTCATGGACTTGATCGCCGCATCGGCGTTTGGCCCCAGCTTCTTGTACTCGTCCTGATAGGAGAGTTGTGCCTGCTGGGCTTCGTTACCGGCACTTTCAATGAACTTCTGTGCCAACTGGTCAAAAGCCTCTTGGCTGATGCCGTTTTCCTTGGCCCAGTCCTTGTAGGTCACATAGAGTTCGTCGTCTTCGGGGACATTAGCTTCCGCAAAAACCGATTCATCATATGTTTCGGGGGCTTTGTGTTTTCCTTGAGAGAACTTCTTTTGGAGTTCGCTGTATGACTTGACGAGGTTTTCGAGGTCTGGACCCTCGTCTTCGTTCCAAAATTTTTCAGGATACCATTCTGGCCGAACAAACTCTGTCTCCTCGTCTTCGGCTGCAACCGTGACCTCATCAACTGTTGACGGCTCAGATGCTGGTGGTGTCTCAAGATGGGAGATTGTCGCTTCCTGTTCCTCCTGCTGGTTATCGTCGCTCTCGGCAGAGGCTTCGGCCAGCAGACCTTCAGTTTCGCTCATAGTTCAGATGCCCTTTTCATACGCCGCTCTATTTCGCGGACAAGTGAGTTTTGTCCTTCACGGGCATAGCCGTGGGACGCTTCTTCGCCCGGATACCATGTGGGCTGCTCAATCGTCAGTGCGCGTAGATGGGCCAACAACTCTTGCCCGTCGTCACTGCCGAAAACTCTAAGGTAAAGACGATCAATGTCGTCGTTGCTTTGCTGGTTATCGACTCGAAACTGCGGCTCAACCTGCCGCAATCCTTCCCAGCCTTCAGTAATGGTCATTACATACCTTCTGGTATTGCTTCCGCTCCGCCTTCAGCAGGGGCCATTCCCTGCTGCTGCGCCATCATCTGTGCGGCCTGTGCGGCCTGCTGCATCATCTGCTCACGCTCTTGCGGTGAAGTACGCAGTTCAGCCGGTACGCCCAGCTTGTCTGCAACGTAATCAGAAATTGCACCCATACGCGGAGCCATCTGACCTTCCGGCCCAAGCGCGGAAGATAGCTGCACCCACTGCGTAATCTTCTCAATGTCGCCCATGTTCTGTGCCTGAGCAATCGGAGACACGGGTGTCACCTTAACCTCAAGTCCATTCACACGAAGCGGCATCTCAATCATGCCGCGCTCATCCATCACATACAGGATGCGACCAATCAGCGGCACCATTGTTTCTGTAATCAGGCGACCAAACGCAGAGCCAAGGTTCTGCGCGAGCTCCTTCATGCGCTCTGCAATCTCAGTTGCGGAACGCGCAGACATATTGTCCGGCGGCAGCGTGTCGTCCAGCATGATCTTCTTGATGTTCATGCGAAGATCGTTAATTACGATCTGCGACACATTGAAATCACCAGAACGCGGCAACATACGCAGGCTCTCGCCCTGCGGACCGCCGTTGCGCGCGACAGGGATGATTGCACCCGGCACGATGCGGATCGTCTGCGGATTGAGAACGCCATCGTCAGCAGCGGTGTAGACGCCAGCAATCGACAGCGATGCGTTCTTCAGTAGCAACTCAAGCGTCTTGTTGAGCGTCTTGATGTCGGGGATGGCTGTTACCAGCGGCCCCCGACCATAGACCTCGCCAGCCACCTTCATGTAGCGCGCCACAATCCAAGGCGACGACTGCATCTTGCGCTGAACAAGCTGCTCCTTACCTTCGCCCCAGATGACATGGTAGTCGTAATCCCCACGCTGCGCGTCGTAGACAGTCGCCTCAATGAGATCAATTTCATCAGTCGGCTTTTCCTCAATCATGCGGAGCAGGCGGTCGGGAATCTCCGCATCCTGCCAGTGTTGCGGGATTGCCTCAGCCTTTAGTCGCATACGCCGATACACGTTATCGACCTTGCCGTGCGCACCTTCTTCAATCGCCACGAGGTATTGCGGGACAGACGTAAAGCGAATAGGCGTCATGTCGTCGCCGGGCTGTACCAGCATGACCGCTGTACCAACAGCGAGGTCCATAAGAAACTCGCCCATCGCTAGATCAAAGTTAGACTGACGCAGAAGCGAGAACATCTTTTCGGAATACATATCCAGCGCAGCCTGCGCCTCAAGCTGACGATCCGGGGGAATGTCTGGACCGGGTTCAAGGCGACACCAGCGGCCATATGGAGGAAACAGACCCGCTTGGATGCGGTTTGCAAAACGCTGTGTCGAACTGATGGCGGTCGAGTCAAACACACGAGACATCTTGTTCTGGCCCGGCGAACCGCCACCTTCGTAATAACCGTCATACAGATTGCGCTGCGGCAGAGCGAACTCGTAGCAGTCCTCGTAAATCTGCCGCCAGTTATCTTTGCGACGCTGCGCAAGGTCGTGGCGTTTCATAATCTGATCTACAGTAAGCATCGCTAACTCTTTTTATGACGCGCAGCAAAGTTCGCGGCGGCTTCTTTTGACCCAAAGCCCCAAGCCCGTAACGCAAGCGCAAGGCGCGTAGGCTCACCCTTCTTGTCCTTCATCGGACCTTCCATCCCGGCAAACCGTGCAGCAAAAGAAACGCGACGCGGATTTGTGCCAGACTTGACTGGCGCTTTCAGGTTGCCGCCTTCCTTGCGCTCGAAGTGCTTGCGCCCCGCTTCGTTCAGGCCGCCCTTCGGGTTTTGGTGCGCCGTCTTAACCACGCGCAGCCCGCATGTTATCAATCAGGTTCGGATACGGACGACCAGCTTTCTTCGCCGCACGCATGGCAGAACGCTTCTGCTTAGACGACAAAGCCTTGGGCTTGCCTAAATCCTTCGGTCGCTTCTTGTCCCAAACCTGTTTAGCCATAGTTTTTCTTCTTTCGCATGGTCGTCTTCATGCTGACGCTTTCAACGCGACCGCCATACTGCTTGGCGTATTCTTTCGCCGCAGCCATGCCCTTCTTGCTGTACGCAAAGTGCCGGGTCTTACCGTCTTTCATTACAACTTTTGGCATCAGCCTGCCCCTAACGTAGTCTGCAATTCGTCGTCACGCCGCGCGCCACCCGGTCCAAGCAACGGACGACCTGCGCGACGGGAGCGCGCTGCTGCCGCGCGACGGCGCGCGTCGTCAGACGCTTCAACGGGCGCTGGCTCTGGCGCAGGCGGCGGCGGCGGCGGCGGTGCTGGTCTCGATCCTCCAAAACCACCCATTACTCGCCTCCTAATTTTGTTTTTGAACCTGTTAGCCCTAACAAAGGTCGCCCCACCCGCCTAGAACGTCTGCGCGCAGCAGCCCTTCTTTGGGCAAGAGTTGATTTTTTCACAGCAGTCTGCCCTAGTTGCTGCTTACCAGAACCTGAACCTGCTTTATTATTCTTGACTAAATTCCCGCCTAAACCTGCCGCGAAAACGTCTGGGTCCATTAAGCCCGGTGCAGACGGGCGCGCAAACTGCGCCGCAAACACATCCGGGTCCATTAGGCCCGGAGCTGAACGACGACGCGCCTTTCGCGCAACAAGAACATCTGGATCTTGCACTACGCGCCCCCCGACCCAAGTGTGGTCTGGATACCAAGCCGTGCGTCTTCACGCTCCGGCGAAAGCAACATGCGCTGACCGCCGATCTGGCGAACACGCCGCTGGGCGGAAAGCTGCGCTTTCTGTTGCCGTTCTTCTTCCGCAAGTCGTGCTTCCTGCCGCGCCTGCGCAGCGGTCGTTTCCGGCGCAACCTGAGCAGGCGATGGCATCTTCGGGCCGCTAAGTAATCCACCCATTATCCGGTCCTCGCAAACATAACATGGTCTGCACCATCCGGGCCGTAACCGCGCATAGTGCCTTCTTCTGCGAACTTTAACGCGCGCGCCCATCGCATTGCAATAGTATTCCTACAATCAACGACTATCTGCAATCTATGTAATTGCATATCGCTATAAATTGTATTGAAGTATCGTATAGCACCGCGCGTTAGTGCTACAGGATTTGTTTCAACCTTGTATGAGGTCAACAGCCAAGCCTCTGCAACGCCCTCCCATACAGGCATTGCGCCCCAGCAGCACGCTATTTCACCACGCAGAAGCGCAGTGTAGCTGTGCTTGTGCTGCGCCATCAGCTTGAGACGCGCGTCATAATCAGGGAATTGCTGGAAATACATCTTCTCAAACGGACGCAAGTCCATCATCCGCACATGCGCCCAATGAAACGGCACGACCGAAACGCTTGAGTGGTTCGTTATCATAGATGTTGTGTGTGTAGGTGGTTAATGGTACAACATATAGGTTGTGTGTAAGTTCTCCCTGTGTACTTAGGGCGTGTGTTTTTCTCCGGCACACGCCCTATTTTTTTTACCCAAACACATTGAAATCCATACTAGCCTGCACCTGCTTGAACATTGGCTTGCCGTTCGGGTTCCGCGTCAGGCGACGATGTTCGCCACCACCCAACATCAGATAGCCATACGCATCACCGACATGCGAGTGATCGTTCTTTGACGGCACGTCGCGGAAGCGTTCCTGCCCAGCACCAATCGCCATGCGCTTGAAGTGATAGCCGCCAGCAAGCGACTTGCGTATGCGGTTGCAATCCTTCGACACAAGCAAGCCGGGCTTACCGTCAATCAACCTGTTCATCGGCATCGCACCAGCTTCGCGACGCACCATGAAGTCGTTCGAGTTCGTCGGCTGCGCCCTCAGTCCAAGCGTCCGCAGGTGGTCAAACGCCGTCACTTCAAAGATTTCGTCGCGCTTACCGCCTGCGGGGTCGCCCCAGATGAACACCTCGCATTTATCGAACTTCGTCGAAATGTCTGCCATCAGGTGATGGGCAAATCTCTCTAAGCCCATATCAAAGGCTACCAACTCATGCACGATATGCCAACGCCCATTGGGCATCTTCTGACCAAACACAGCCGCAGGTGTCAGACCAAAGTCGAGTCCGATATGTACGGGCATGCCGACCTCGATCTCAACATCAGCCGCCATCAAGCTATCGCTGTACTCGTGCCACACGGGCTTGCCGTCCTGCACATAGACATACTTCGCCCCAGCGTAGCACTCGATCCAGTCCAGCGTCTTGCCAGCCAACTGCTGCTCGTAATAACCGGGCGGCAGGTTGTTGACGTTCTCCGCCTTCGGGTTCAAACGCCAATACTTGTTGGCCCCAAACAGCGCATCATCGTGCTCCTTAGTCGCCTCAACAACGCCACCGGGCTGCTTGTAGAACTTCCAAGGGTAACGACCACGGATCGGGTTCTTCTCCGCCAACTCGTGCCACCAATGATCCGAGTCCATCGGGTTCGTGGACATCCACACACCGCGCCACGGACAGCCGCCATGCTTCTTCGTGGGGTAACGACCGACACGCGATGTCAGTCCATCGACCACCGCCTTCGGCAACTCTCGCGCCTCGTCCACAAAACCGCCGGTCAGTTCCAACGACAGCAGCTTCCGCACGTCACGCGGCTGGTCCAGCGCCAGAAAGATAACTTCGCAGTCCAGCCCCGGCGCACCATCGCGCTCAGGCAGCTTGATATGATGCGTAATCGGCGG